CATCTGCTTGAACTTGTTGATGACATTGCCCTTAGCCATTGCCAGCGCACGCTGCCAAGTGGTTTCGGAAGCGGTCAGGGTGCCGGTGTTCAGGTAGGCATAGAAGCGACCAGTGACGGTGTCCTGAAGCTCGAACAGGAAAGCGTCATCGGTCATGCCCACGGCAACATCGTAGCCATGATCCTTAATCATCTCGATGGAAACGGCCTTGGCGAACTTCTCCACATCCATTTCCACATAGGGGGTTTCGACGATGGTGGCCTTGGAGTAGGGAATTTCCTCACCCTCGCCAACCTTGCCGTCAGCCAGCACCAGGGTGGCCTTCTTGGACTTCAGAACGGCACCGGGCTGCTTACGAATGGGGCGCATGATGCCCAGGATGTTCCGCAGATGCTCCCAGTTGTGGGCAAAACGACCCACAAAGTCACGCTCACGGGCGGTGATCTGAGCATCAGTGGACTTAGTCAGATTTTCTTTTGCCATAATTTATTACTCTCCTTCTTCTCCGAACAGATGGGGGTTGGCTTCGATGGCAGCCAGACGCTCCGCTCTGTCCTTAATTTTGAAAATGTCGGCCTTGGTCATAGGCTTGTCATCACCAGAACCGCCAGCACCGGCACCGGGTCTGGGGGTCTTCTTCAGAGCATCAGCCTTGACGGTTTTTGCGTATTCCTCAAGGAATTTCTGCTGATTGGCAAAAACCTTGGCGGTGTCGCCGTCAGCGAGGGCCTGGGCTGTTTCGGCAGCCAGCTTCTCGGAGTAGCCCTGGGCAAGATACTGTGCCTTGTACTGAGCCACGGTCTTCTCCTTCTTCAGCTCGTCCCGCTCCTTGGTGATAGCGGCGAGAGCATCAGCGTCCTCCTGCTTCCGCTTGTCTTCATCAGACAGCAGAGCATTGTGCTTACGCTTCCACTCGGCAGCTTCAGCGGTGGCTCTGTCCAGCTTGCTCTTTTCAACGAAGCCGGTCAGATCGGGGTCGGGGTGGTCGTATGCTTCCAGAGCGGCGAGCTTCTGCTCGGCGGTCATGTTCGCATAGCCCTCAATCTTAGAGGTGTCAATTTTTGCCATAGTAGATACTTCCTTTCTGCGCTTTTGAAGTGCATCTCCGCACTATATTTGCGTTTGGACGGTTCTCTCCGCTTTGCGATTTACCGCTTCTCTGCGTGATATATCAGGGGAAATCCCCTTAAATCTAAAAGAAAAACGGGCTTTTGATAGGGACACTCTACTGTCCTTACCAAAAGCCCGTAATGGCTGTTGCCGCTGTCTTGGCTTACGCCACAGCGACCTCATATTTCTTTTTACTGTTCGTTTCCCAAACGACCAGCTTGCCGTTTCTCACGGCGATCTCCACTCCCTTGCCACGGGAGAGGATTTCATTGATCTCCTTCACCGCTTTCGGTGACAGAGTGATTTCCGGGGTCATTACCCTCACCCTCCTTCTTCTGCATAGCAGCGGCCTTGGCTTCCTGCTCCTTGATGTATTCCATACTCATTGCGTAGGCAATCTGAGGGTCAGAGAACATACCGCAATGGGTGAATGCAAGCTGAGGAGCGATCTTCGGGTTATTGAGCATCGTGGTCAGCACATTGGCCTTTTCCACAATATTCTCGTAGTTACGGCGAGTGAACCGTACCTCGAAGCTGAACAGGTTCAGGTCAAGGTCTGCCAGATCACGGCAAATCCGAAGCACCAGCCGCAGAGAGAGCTTTTCGGACTGCTTGAACATAAGCTCAGTGTCCTTGGCTCTCGCTTCCGCAGCAGACCAGCCGTCACGCATGATGACAGCGGAGCCGGTATCGCTGGTGGAAGAACCACCGTTACGGTTCGGCATACCGCAGATCGTCAGCACGGTGTCGTACATATGGTCAATGAGCGTCTGGGTCTGCGTCTGGTTCAGCTCGGCAGTGAGATACTTGATCTCGGCTTTGAGCTGGGCATCAATATCCTTGAATTTGATGGCACCCTCCTGACGGAGCTTCTTGTAGTCATCAGAGGAAATATCGACATTGTGGAACAGCATGAGAGCCTGAATGAACTGCTCTACGCCGTCCAAACGATTGCTGTCAACATTGTTGATGGCATCGAGAAGCGGTAGGACGATTTCAAATGCACCAATTCGAGCATTATTCAGAGGATACTCCACGATGGGGATACCAAGGGGCTGCGGTTCTGCCATCACCAGATCACGGTCATGCACCTCATAGTACATATTATCCGTGTAGATGCAGAAGACAGTTTCCTTATCCTCATTCGTGTAGTAATTGACGGACATTGCCGCAGGATTACCCAATCGCCGGTAGTACGCCACGAAGGTAGTACGAGGGTCAAGGGTGAACAGCTCAAAGGGAGCGTCATCCAGCTCCACTTCAGCAGTTTCGTCCGGGAGCGTCATGCGGTATCCCAGACCGGCAATGTGCATCCACTCTGCCAGCTCTTTATCCTTGGTAGCCTTATCCTCGGCAGCCATGTAGTCATTCAGGCGGGTGACCTTCTGGCTTACGCCCTGGTCATCACCCCGGCTGACATACTGGATGGGTTCACCCATCAGATAGCCGACCTTAAAGGACACGATTTCGTTGGCCCGGTTCTCGACCATGGTATTCATGATCTCAGGGCGAACATCCTTCTTGCGTTCAAGGATGGGCTGACGGCCCTTAAAGTAGCTATACAGGTACTCGATCTCGCTCTTGTTACGAAGATGGATGGTGTATGCCTTACGCAAAACATCAACCACATTCGCAGGAGTGATCTCAGCTACATCGACATAGATGACTCTACGCCCAAACAAAGCTCTGTTCTGCAAGCAAACACCTCCTTCTGCAAGCTACAATATCTCATATCCTATAATAGCATACTCTCCAATGCTTGTCAAGTGCCAAACCTTTTAATATACCATTGGATACTTCTTTTGTCAATTAGTAAGGCCGTCTGAAGACTTCTACCTGGGAGCCGACCAACATTCTGATCTCATTTTCCAGCAGAGCCAGGGAGTCAGGTGCATCATCATGAGGAACCTTGCCGCTTCGGGTGTAGGTGGTCAACTCCTTCATGAAATTCCAATACTGGCTACCTCGCTTGTAGGTGGACGGATGCTTGAAATAGAAATTCTTCTTGATGTTGTCGGACGCAAACTCAATACGGGTCTGCTTATTGGAGATGGTGCGCTTGGTACGAATGCCCACGGAGTAACCCCGCTGCCGCACAATCTGGTCAACATCCCTTGCGTAATACTGGCCCGCATTATTGGACTCGAAGACAGCCGAAGCAACCTTGTTATCGATCAGGCACTTGGCGCATTCGGGCTTGGTCACTTCCGGGGGTGAGTCATCGAAGACCACATCCACGATGTACACATCGGAGCCGTAGATTTTCGCCACGGGCATAGATGTACTATCGCTGCCGCTCTCGGCGGTGTCGCCCACGGCAATGGTGGTGTCAGGTTCACGGTCAGTGGGCAGCTCAAAGAAGTAATTCAGCTCGTCTTTATTGAACAGCAAACCCTTAGCTTCAAAGGGCTGCTGCTGGAACTCACTCTCAAACTGCTCCGGGGACAGAAGCTCACGCTGCTCCCGGAAATAGGCGGTGGTGAAGACCTTTTGGCCCTCTCGCTCATACTCGTAGTTACTCTCGTCCGTAATCAGATCGAGAGCCGGGATTTCAATGGCCCGCCATGCCCAGCCCTCACGGGTGGCGTGTTCCTGAATGCGTCCGATGGGGTCATAGATGGAGTAGCGGGTGCCGGTGAAGACCATGGGTGTACCTTCGATGGCACGGCCCATAATATCACCAGAGATGACCTCCCACTTATCATCGAGCCGCTGACGGTTTTTTGCTTCCTCTCGGCCCTCCACGCAGTCATCCATGTAGAGGAGGTTGGTTGCTTCAGACAAACCGACCTGACGAGCATCGATGGAACGGCACATGATGGTGGGGAAGCGGGACTTCGACTTCAGGTTGATGATCTTGGTGTCAGCGTGGGTCTGTACCAGACGGGCTTCGGGGAAAACATCGAAGAATAGGTACTCATTGGGGGGCTGAAGGTATTCCAGACAGCCAGAATAGAAACTCTTAACGAGGTCATCACCCGTTCCTTCCATCAAAGTGGACTTGTCCGGGTTTCTACCAGAGAGCATATTCACAAAATTGATGCCCGTTTGCGACTTTCCAGCTCTTTTAGGCATGGAAATGGTCAAAAGACGCAGTTTTCCGTCCAAAACATCCTGAAAACCCTGTACCATGGGCTTCAGGTAGTGCGCTCTGGGTTCGTAAAACTTCTTTTCAGGCTTGCGGTCAAGTTCAATGTACCGCATGAATGCGTCAAAATTGTGCGGAGCATCGAAAAGCAAGCCACTTCGCCATGTTTCATAAAATACTTCTGCGTTTTTGGGGTCACTAATCCGCATCTGCTTAGAACACAGCTTCCGTAACTCCTCACTGACCCGGTGTGCCGCCGCAAAATCTTCCTCCTCCCACGATCTGCACAGAGAGAGCATATCAGCATAGGCACGGGAGTCCTGCGGTCTGCTGGTGATGACCCTAAAAATACCGTCACTGATCTTCTGATAATCCATTTGAACCTCCTAAATATAAAAACAGACTACTCCCGAAAGAGTAGCCCGTCATGGCTGTCACTCCTGCCGTAATGCAGAAGCCTTATTCAAAATCTCCGTCTACGACGAGAGCGAGAAGACCTAAATCTGTCGTTGCTGTTCTGTGCATCGATGCAAGCCCCAAGGAACATAACAATGATAGCAACAGGGAAGAACACAATGCTCAACAGCTTTCCGATGCACCGGAAAAAGCTGTTACCGATTTCGATCACTTCACAGGTAGTATCCATAAAGCGGTTGAAATCCTCTGCCTGCTGTTCCTTCTTCTGAGCTTTCCGCATTTTCTCAAAAGCAACCATCTCACAGTGAGGACACTTGCTCAGACTCCGATCATAGCCATACCCACACTCAGGGCAGTATTGGGTGTTGAGAATTTCCACCATACGATCGGCAGCTTTCCGCTCGTTGGAGTAATCTTTATAACATTGATCTATGAAGGCCTTCACTTCGTCCAGGGGCGCACGGGTTAACTTCCACAAGCGATATTCGGCTTCGCTTTTTACGATCTTCCAGCCGTCAGTCAACTCAGCCATATCAATGGTGTGACCATGAAATTCTGTCCGCTTCATTTCTCAGCACTCCCTGACCAGATTATACCATTTGCTCCGAGAAACACCAAGCTCTCGGCAGCAATCATTCACGGTCATGTGACCGTCTTTTTGCTTTTGAGCGAGATTTTCAACTCGCCCCATGTCCACATCCATCTTGACTCGACCAAAACCCCGTCCAGTTTTAGCAGATACCTTGCGACCATCCACAACCGGCATGGCGGCAATTCCTTCAGCCTGACGCTGTTTGGTCTTCTTGCGTTCCTGCTCGGCAACGGCACCAAGCACTTCGATCAGGATGTTGTTAACCATCTCCAAAACCCAGGTCTGGTCTTGGAAATCAATCAGCGTGGTGGGAATGTCCAAGATACGAACGATCACACCCCGCTGACGGAACCATTCAAGCTCCTTCTTTATTTCGACCTTATCTCTGCCGAAACGGTCAAACTCCTTAACCACCACTTCGTCCCCTGGCTGAACAATTTCCTTCAGGGCGTTGTATCGAGGGCGATCAAAGCTACTGCCGGTCATCTTATCGCAGTACACATTCTTGTCAGGGATATTGAACCGCTCCCGTGCCACTTTGAGCTGACGAGCGAGGTTCTGATCTTTGGAGGATACTCTACCGAGGAAATATGTCATATTCAACCCTCCTTGGTTTCGAGAAGTGCCGTCAGATCGTATTTCACATCGTCCTTCTGGTCAATCACAATCTGGTCGGCTCTACGAGAACCGGGCTTGCGTTCCTGCACCACGATCTCATAGCCGAGTACATCCAGCATCTCAACGGCCTTGTCGAAGGACATATTGGAATGTGCGAGTCTTGCGCTAATATCGTTACCACGGGCCTTGCCCAGAGCCTTAGCCATCACGGTCAATGTAACTTTCTTGGACTTCATGATGGAACGGATTGCTTCGTTGATTTTCATGTGGTTATCACCTCTGAGGATATGATACACTAAATATATTTGGTTGTCAACAGAAAAATTAAATATTTTTAGTGATATAATAACCCTTTTTAATTTTTGCGGTATTTTCGGCACTTACCCCGCCCCGGCCCCCGGCCCCGTATCCCCCACCACCCCCGAAAAGCTGCCCAGGCAGCCCGCCGCCCGTCAGATCTGCACCAACAGCACGGGCCAGCGGTACACCCTACCCCCGGCAAAGCATGAAAGAACGCCGCCCAGGCTGAGAACCTGAGCGGCGAACCGTGTTATTTACTTATCTTCAGCAGCTCCGCAAGGAACCACACAGGACACAGCAGGATGATAAACAGCCACATAATCAAGCCCCCATTACAAAAGGCCCGTCAAACTCAATTCCCAACTCAGCGAATACCGCTTGAATGGCTCCGAGCTTAGACACGGCTGCAATATATTTCTTCTGGGCTTCGGTGTATGCAGCACCTTTACCAGCGGCCCGCATAGCGTGGAAGGTTTCGTTTTCTTCCTCATACCAGCGATTATATAACCGCTTCAGATTTTCGGCCACCTCGGCCCGCTCTGAGCGGCTGAGGGTTTCAAACTTGGAAAACATACGGTTATATCCTCCTTAGAAATCAATAACGCCGATGCGCTCAGGGGCATACACGGTTTCATAATGGTAACCGCCGTCATAGGTATTCGGGACACGCTGCCACCGCCCGTCCCGGATAATCCGGGTGCACTGAGCATTAACCAGCATATTATAAATCAGGTTTGCGCCCTCGATAATATCGGCATCAGTACAGCCGCATTCAAAGAAACAATCATACATCCATTCTTTTTTATCTTCAATCATACAGGCATCTTTGGAATACTTGCCATTACGGACGGGGGTTTTCTGGATGTAGAAGGGGAAAAACGGGTTGTCATCGGTCTGGAAGTAATAATAATTACCATCCAACACAAATGTAATATATGTGGTATGGGTAACGGTGATGGGCTCGTTATTTATACTGGTGAGCTTTTCCAGCTTTTCTGAATAAGTCTTGATTGCTGCGGCTCTGGCGGGGTTGTGGCTTGTTTTCTCAAGCTCGGTATATTGTGCGATCTTGTCCCGGTATTCCCGGATTGCGCCGTCCTGGATGCGGTTAGAGATCACCGCCCGCCGCAGGGGCTTAACCGTGCCGCCGTTATCGGTGACGATCTTTGCAAGCTGAGTCAACAGCCTGGAAGAATTGTAAACCCATGTTGCCGGGTACAATCTTTCGTTGTCTTTCATAACTAACATTTTCAAATCCTCCTTGATTTTGGAGGGCCAGCCGGTTATAATGATCTGGCCCCGGTTTGGTTGGTTTCTGCTGGGGTCTGCCCTGGTAGCTATTGCGAGTAGCTGCCGGGGCTTTTCTTCTCCACTAAACACTAATTATATTTAGCATCTATATAATACACTAATTATATTTAGCTGTCAAGGGGTATTGACTAAATATTTTTGGTGTTTTACTTCCGCTTTTGAGGTGTCCATAAAACTACACTTTCAAAAACACATTATATAAATGTACCGACACCCGCCGCCGGTTTGAAGATCAGCCGCCCAGGGTAACGGCGGCGGGCAGTAGATCAGGCCAGCGGCGGCAGCTCCACCAGCGGAGCCGGGACGGGGCCGGGGTGCCTGGGGTGTGCCGGTCCCGCCCTGGTGCTGGTGCCAAACCTGGGCCGTTTCCTGATCGGGAACCTCACCGAAACCTCGCCAGAACCTCACCGCATTCTCACCCGGAGCGGGAAAGTTGCCAGAGAGTTGCCAAAGTCGAAAGTCGCTCGAAAGTCGAAAGTCGCCAGAGTCGCTTAGTCGCTGTCCTCAAAGTCACCAGCAGAGTCGGTGATATATTTCTGATAAAGTTGCTCAGGAGTCTGAGAGTCGCTGGGCTGAGTGTTAGGAGTCAGCACAATGTCCTGACGGTCAGAGTAGCCGTGATGGTTCTTCATCAGGAAAATCGCAGTCACGGGGTTGATCTTGCCATTTTGTGCGTAATCTTCCATCTGAGCGTTCAAAACTTGATACGCCTTTTTAATAAGGTTCCGACTCTCAGTGGGGATATATTTACTCTCTACATTATTAGCCCATCTCCAAAGGGTATTTCTCTCAACACCAAAGGCCAATGCCAATCCTGCAACACTGGGCTTCATGTCATTATCACGGCACAGGCCGAAGTACATACCAATCCGCTGCTTGACCTCCTGCGGGACGGTCATATCCACTTCAGGCCAGTCGAACATAGTCATCGAATGGTCAAGGTACTTAGCGTTGTCGCCGGGTTCCGTGTGTACACTACACGCTTCCGTCCGATCAGGTCGCTTTCGCTTGGGTTTCTTCTCGCCGGTAGTAGCCAGCTCATTCTTGGAACTCATATTCTACATTCATCTCCTTCAAACAATCTCGAATGTCACGCCACACTTCAGGCTTGCCGTACCGTAAATCAGAAGCCCGACAGTACGCTGCAATCGTGTTGTAGCTTGCACAAGTGCCTTTCGTATTCCACAATCGATAACACAAGTCACCAACTCTGTAACCATGCTCGGCAAGCACTTTCGTCAGCTCACCACAAATCATTAAATCCCTCCATTTAGCTGGTAGGTGGTGATGGTGATTAAAATGAATATTTTCCCTTCTTTTTCTTAGTATCTACTACTATAAAGAAAAAGGGAAAAGTCATGAAATGACCACCATCACCACCCGCCTACGGTTTTGCTTACACTCGACCACGCATTAAAGCGGGTCAATCATACTGGATGCGGCTCACCATTTCATCGAACTCCTTCAGCTCGGCTTCGGTGGGTTCATCTTCAGGTCGGCCCTGGTCATAGCCCAGGGTGCATCCCGACTCGAAACAGCAGCCGTCAAGGTCTTCGGCGCTTTCCACCCAATCAGGGTAGTGAACCCATCCCCATGGGCAACCCTGACAGTATTTCACCACAGGGTCGATACATCTGGTCGGCTTTTCCATGGTCACTCCTCCGAGAACACGGTTTTATCACAGGCCAGCCAAACCGGCGGCTGAGTCGTGCCGCTGAGGACACTCAGCCAGATCGTGCCGTGGAATAGCACAGTGAGTCGCTGAAGGAAGGTTAGCTTCCAACAGGAGATGCACTGACTTCCATCGTTATAGACCCACAGAGATTTGCATTCTTCGTCCGTCATGTCGGCGGGCTTGGTGAGGTTCTTGTTCGCCTGGGGAAACTTCACAGGCATCAGGGGCGGTAGGGGTTTACTCATAGTCATCCTCCTCGGTGTCATCCTCGAAGCAATCGAGGGCATGAATGTCATCGTCTTCAGGCTCGTCCTTAATCCAAGGTGGGTAGCCGGTGCGCTCGATACTGGCAATGACGGGGTGATCGGGAATACCTCTCATTTGCGGTTCCTCCTTCGGCTCTGCTTGGTCATCTTCCGAGCTGCCTTACGCTTCTGACCCTTATTGGCGGGGGTCTTGTCACGCCCCCGGATACGCATACGGCCTACGCCGGTGATGCGGTTGGGCTTCTGCTCAATGGGGAGAGCCAACGGCTCTGCACCCAGCCAATATCCTAAGTCGAACATAGCTTATCCTCCTTCCGTTCAACCATCTTCTCATGAACCGAGCCGTCAGCTTCAACGACTGCCACTCGGTCAAACTTCTTCCCATTCTCATGGACGGGAATGCCGTTGTCCTTGCAGAGTTGAACCAGCTCGGAGATGTACTCGGAGTAGTCAGCTCTGGTCATGAGGGCATGGCGAAAAAGCGGGACTTCAACGCCATGCTCCTTCAGAGTGAGCTTCAGGAAAGTGTAGAACTTCTTCTGCTTGGCAGTAGGCTCGGTTCTGAGATAAGCCATCTCACGCTCATGCTCCTTACTGGCCCAGGTGGACTTGCCGTGCCAGTTATAGCCTTTCTTCTGCTTCACTTCCTCGCCCCCCCCTTAAACAGATGGGTGAGCTTCCATTTCAGGACATACCAGCATTGTTCCAGCCAGCCTACTTTACGGTAGCCCATGCTGTCACGCCCCTTTCAATTTCAGGCCGCAATATACGGGATAGCCATGGGATAAAGTCTTGCTCTGATACCATTCGGGATGAGTCATCAGATCGGCATTGAACCGCTTTGCGCTACAAGCAAAATAGCCGTTGGACTTACACCAAATCTTGTAGGAGTCATAGAGCGATTTTGCCCTGGCAGAGCTTTCGGGGTCTTTCTCGCACTTCTCCTCCAAGAACTGAAGTACCAGGTCGTTGTCCTTCTCATACTCCTCGACAACGGTCTTCAAGTGATCGGGCATAACAAGTCCGTGCCGCTTATACTTGAAGTAGCCCTCAACCAGCCAAGTGAAAATGCCCTGCATTGCCTTGTCGGTTTGGAACTCTGTTTTCAAGTTTTTATCTTGTTCATGTGCCTTAAAATGACGGTTGAACTCGATAACCTTAATACGCTCGGAAGCGAACAGGCTCTTGTCGCTGACGGAGGGAAGATCGTTGCAGGACAGCCAAAGGGTGAACTGCGGCAGGAAGGAGATGGGCTTCTCGTAGAGGTTGCGGGCGGTGATTTCCTCGCCGCCGGTGTACCGCTTCAACTCCTCCTCGTCGATCTTACCGTACTGGTTGCTCTCAGCCATCGTGACAAAACGCTTACCCTTCAAAGAAGCCTTGACGGGGCTTGCTGCTTCAGCACTCTTGGCCTTATCTCCCTTACATATCAAGGACTCTGGTGCTACATAGGCATAATCACCGAGAAGGTGGTGGATGGCACTCAGCATGGTGGACTTGCCATTGCGGGTGGTCTTGCCGTGAAGGATGAACATACACTCCTCGTTTGCCATGCCCAGCATGGAATAGCCCAGAGCGATTTGCAGATACTCGGCCTTGGCCTTGTCGCCACAGGTGACTTCATCAATGAACTTCTCCCACCGCTCACAGGAAACATCCTG